CGGCGGGTACTTGCTTGCCTCGTGGTGCGCGACCATTGCCTCGGTGTAGCAACTGACGATGGCGTCGATCACTTGCAGCGCCTCGGCTTCGGAGTAGTCGCCCAGCGGCTTGGTGAACCCGATCTCGCCCGCTGCCTCGCCGAAGGCCTTGAGGCACTTCTTCATCGCGGCCAGTTCGACATCAGACGGATCGATCATGACGACCTCCTTGCTGTCGACGCGACCTTCCTTGACCCGCAGCCAGTTGCCGTACAGCGCGTGAAACGCGTTTTGGCAGCGTTGCGAGCAGAACACCCAATCGATGGGGTAGCGCCGGGGATTGCCAACACCGTGACGGTTGTCGGTGTGGCCGAATCCCCGGGCCTGTCGTTTGCAGACCCAGCATTTCATCGGCCTCCCTCACTGCGCCCAAGATGGCTTACCCGTCACGGGTGCGCGTTGCGGAGTCGGTGCCTGATACGCAGGCGCAGCGGCCTGTGTCGGACCGCCGGAATTTCCAGTTCCCGTAGCCTTGGACGGCACGCCCATCAGCTTTGCGTAGTCGGAGTGATCGGGCTCGACCGCGATCTTGACCACGTTACGGTCTTGACCCTTGCTGTCTTTTTCGATGTCCACGCGGGCCAGAAACTCCAGGCCATCCAGTTCATGAAAGCCCTGGATGCGACGCGCAGCGGCCGCCTGCGGACTGTTGTCCTGGGGGTGGACGTTGCGGGCGCTGTTGAGCGCGGCGCGGATGAAGCTGCGCCCCATCTGGCCCCAGGTTGGGCCCTTCTTGGAGTGCAGACCGATGTTCGACCACATCTTGCGCTTGGCGTGATCACCAGCCGTGACCACGAATTCGGCGGCGAGATAGATGGAACCGGTCTCGAAAGACTCGGTGGCGTAGCCGCCGCCCCAGCCTTGTTCCGGGTCGTCATAGCCACCGGGCTTGATGGTCATGCGCACTGGCACGACCGCGCCCTTGGGGATCAGGTCAAAACCGGACTGTTGGGGATCGGCATCTTGGAAATCAAAATAGTTGGACGACATGGCGATTACTCCTTGGATTCGGTGGTGTTTTCAGTAGTGGGGATGCCGCTGCTGACGGGCACTGGCGACTGGCCAGCACACTTGGCGATCAGCGCGCCGAGATGCGGCGGCTCCAGCAAGTCGAGGCGACCGCTGCGGTCTTTGGCCGGAAAGCCATAGGGATTGACGGTGTGCGTGACGAAGGCGCGGTAGGCGCTGCCGTCGTCAGCCTTGATCTCGGCCAGCGTCACGACCTCATCGACGATGCCGGGCAGTTCCAGACTGGTCTTGCTGCCTTCGATCTGCGGGACGAACACCTTGCGGTTGTAGTCATCGAGGCGTTCGTCGAGGATGGCCACGAACACCACGTTTTTGCCGCGTGCGTGCTGGAGGTGGGTCAAGGCGCTGACCATTTCCTGGCCGAGCAACCCATAGGCTGCGCGCAGATCGGGCTTGCCGGAGCGGTCGCTGGTGGCACCAGGCTGTGTCTTGCACCACGCAAAACACTGCCGTGACAACTGCGTGATCGAGTCCAGGAAGAAGGTCTGGTAACGGTCCAGCTGCGCCGGGTGGCCGAATTTCTCAATCACGTGGTCGTAGTGCGCCTGCGAAAAAGCGCTCTCCGGCGGCAGCGACTTGTCCGGGCCCGCGAGGAACACGAAAAAGTCGCGGCTTTCCGGCCACGATGCCGGGCGGATGGTGTCGCCCGGCCAGTCGGCCACGGCGAGATCACCCGCCTCAATATCGAGGAACAAGGTGGTGGCAGGGTCGAGGTCTTTGAGCCGGGTGGTCTTGCCGATGCCGGATTTGCCCAGCATCAGCAACTTCACACCCTTGCGTTCGGCCAAGCGCTGCTGTGCGGAAATGATCGGGAGGGACATCACGCCACCTCCTTCAGTTGTTCAGCGACCGCCGGATTCCAGAGGATCTGGTAGCCGCTGTGGCCGTTGCGCGAGTACGGCATGGCTTCGGCCCATGCTTCACCGGCCTCAGTCAGCTCCCACTCGTCCCGGTCGTTGCGGAGCTGAAGGCCACTGGATGCCAGCAGCTGGTTCGTGGCCTTGGCTGAGCGATTCAGCAATTTGCCGAGCTGTGTGGCGTTAAGCGAGCAGATCGGCTCATTGGCGGCAGGCAAAGCGCGGCGCAGCACTTCCGTGGTCAGGCCGGTGTTTTCCTGAATGCAGGTCAACGTGGCAGCCATTGCAATGCCGGTCTTGACACCCGGCACCTTGGCGACCGCTTCGCCGATCAGCAGGATCGCAGTGACACGGTCATGGGTCGGCGCGGGCAAGGCTGCCACCGTGGTGGCGGCCGAATACCCGCCTGTCTTGCGGATCGCAGGCAACACTTCGCTGGTGATCCAGCGCTTGAAACGCTTGGCGGCATCCTTGGTGCTACCGAGGATCAGGGCGTAAAGGCCCGATTCATTGACGTGGTTCTGGCGTTGACGGCCACCCGCCGTAAGGGTCTCCAATTTCTGGAGATCCTCGGCATCGACGTGGGACTTGATCGCCTGAGACGGATTGCCCATCTCCAGCGCGTCGCAGACATCGGTGGCGTTGAACCACGGCTGCCCGAGTTCATCGACCTGGACGCGCACGGCATGCGCTTCGAACTGAAAGGGAATGATCGCGCTCATGATCAGCCCTCCCACGACACGTCGGCGATACGGTCGGCTCCACGCGCGGCACGCTTGCGTACCTCGGTGTGGAGTTCTTCCAGCGCGGTGCGGCGGCGACCGAGCGCCAGCGATTCCGCGTTGGCCGTCTGGATAGCGAAGGCCAGTTCATCCACCGTGGCGGCATCGAGCGGGACAACGACGTCGTGGCCGTCCGCGCGGCGATACCGGATTTCGTCAGGCAGGTGTTCGCCGTAGATGGATGGCAGCTGTTGCCGCAGCGAGGCGATGAGATTGGTGCTCATGGTCATTACTCCGAATCGATAGAGAGGGTGAAAGACGGCTTGCCGGAATCCACGGTGCGAGCGGCGGCAAACTGCTGTTGCAAGGCAGGCGGCCAGTTCGTGAAACGGGATTCGGAGACGGACAACTTGATGTCGAGGTAACCCTCGACCTTCTCGCCTGAGGCGACGATGCGTTCGGCGATTTCGGCCAGTTGCTTCTGATCCCAGCTGACCTTCTTGGGCAGCTCGAACTTCAGGTGCAGCGGGCCATCGCTGATGTGTGCGGTGCCGAAGTCACGGCCTGATTCGCGCAGCGCGGTACGGGCCTTCTCGCCGTAGCACTGATCCAGTGCCGCGTCGAACTTGGTGCGGGCCTTCTTGAGCCAGTCGATTGCCGCGTCGAGGTTTTTGTCGATCTCGTGTTTCTGCGCGGGCGGCAGTGCGGCCAGTTGGCTGACGGACATCTCGGCGATGTCGGCGGGGAAGATGGTGATGTCATTCATCGCATCTCTCCTCAAACCGCCGCGCGTTCGGATGTCGAGTCGTGCAGCGCTTCGCGCTCAAACTCGAGGATCGCGTCGACCGGGTAGCCGACACGCTTGGACAGCTTCAGGTAGCGTGGACCGCGCCCCTCACTGCGCCAGCGCTGCAAAGTCTTGGGGCTAACGCCCCAGCGTTGCGCGAGCTCGTTCTCGTTGAGCACGCGGCGGTCACCGGGTGACATGGTGTTGATCGCCTGCTGTGGCGACCGGGGGATACTGCTGGCTGGTGTCTGCATGGAATGCTCCTGTGACGTTGTTGAGTAACAGGTGTCATTCCAAACTTCGGGTGGCGAACCTTTAAGGGACGCAATGGCGAACCACGGCGAAACTCCAGGTTCGCCAATGGGCCAGGGCAGAAACACAAACGGCGAGCACATGGCTCGCCGTCATCGGGTGTATCCGGAGGGGAGATCAGGCGTCGGAGAAACCGAGCAATCGGCGTTGCGCTGCCCAATCGCGCGGTAGTTGCTCTTGGCGGCCGCGCAAGGTGTGTAGATTCAGGTGGCGTGGCTGACGTCCTTCGAATATCGCCTCCACGATATCGGGGGCCAGCATGGTCATGCGCAAGACCTCGGCAGCCCAGCCCGGTTCCACTTTCATGGCGCGCGCCAAGTCCGTTGTCGTGGGGTAGATGCCATCGTCGATCAAGCGCTTCCAGTAGAAGGCTTTGCCCAGCGTTTTGATCATCGGCACATCGAAGCCACCGATCCGGTCCGCAATTTCGGGGGCTGGCGGTATCAGCAGCTTCCGGTTCTGGCGGCGCTTGATCGTCAGGGGCACCAGGGTGACCCGCTGCCCCTCGCTGACATAACTGCGCGCCTCGGCTCCGATCTCGATACGGACGGCACGCTGGCGCTGGTGGCTCGTGGCATTCATGCCCAAACCTCCTCGACACGTTCTTGGGACTCTTCGATCAAGGGATGCGTGCTGATGTCCGCACCGAATCCGATCCAACCGTCCTCCCGCCAAACGATATCCAGGCCGTGCCCGTGTAGCTGCACGCGTTCGATTAACAGCCGTGTGATCCGTTGCTGCTCGGCAGGGAACAGTTGCGACCACACGTCACCGATGCGCTGCATGGCAACCACCACCTGTGCTTCGTCCAACGCCGCACCGACTGGATGCTGCTGGCAGGACCGCCATACAGCGATCAGCATTTGGGGCGATGAAAGCGCCGCATGGATTTGTGCCAGCACCGCTTCTTCGATCTCAGCGGCTGGCAGGTGGCCCACGTCCGGGGTATGCGGAGCCAGACTGGCACCTGCGTTGCGCCGCTTGTGCAGGTAAGGCACGTAGTAGCGGTACTGCCGACCGTTTTTCTTTTTCACGAAGGAGTGCAGCATGCGTTGGCCATCCGGTGCGAACAGCAGCCCCGCCAGCAATGCCGGATGCTTGGCACGGTGTTCGCGCGGTGCCTGCTTTCGTCTCTCGATAAAGGCGTGTGCCGCGTCCCACAGCTCTTGAGAAATGATGGGGTCGTGCTGGGCCGAGTACCACGTGTCGTGATTGCAGATCTCGCCAAGGTAGATGCGGTTTCGCAGCAAGGTAAAGAGGTACTGCTGATCGATGCTTCGCCCCAATCGCTCCCGGCCGGACTGGGTGACCCATGCCTTAGTGGTATGCCCTTCGATTTCCAATTCGCGGACGAGTCGCGCAGCCGAGCCGTGCTCGGCGTAGCGGCGGAAGATGTCACGTACCAGCACGGCTTCACGTTCGTTGACGACGAGCTTGCGTTCGACCACGTCGTATCCGAGAGGTGGGACTCCGCCCATCCACATGCCCTTGGCCTTGCTGGCGGCGATCTTGTCACGGATGCGCTCGCCGGTGACCTCGCGTTCGAACTGCGCAAATGACAAAAGGATGTTGAGCGTCAATCGCCCCATCGATGTGGTGGTGTTGAACTGCTGCGTGACCGAGACGAAGGAGACGCCGTTGCGGTCGAACACGTCGACCAGCTTGGCGAAGTCCGGCAGGCTGCGCGTGAGGCGGTCGATTTTGTAGACGACCACGGTATCGATCTTCCCCGCTTCGATGTCGATCATCAGACGGCGCAACCCGGGCCGTTCCATGTTGCCGCCCGAGTAGCCGCCGTCGTCGTATCCGTCGTCGACGGCAATCCAGCCCTCATGCCGTTGGCTGGCAATAAAGGCCAAGCCCGCATCACGCTGTGCTTCGAGGCTGTTGTATTCCTGGTCGAGCCCTTCATCAGTGGACTTGCGGGTGTAGACGGCGCAGCGCTTCTTTGGCGTGATTGCGGGAGTTTGGTTTCGACGCACTGAGCTCAT